CGCCCCATATTAGGATCGAAGTAAACCTTCTTAAACGCCGATCCTGCGAGTCCTAGGCTATATAGCATTCTTTCGTGCTCAGAACGGTACTCAACCATACGCTCTGTAAGCTCATAATTCATGTCCGCTTTTACACGTTCAGCAGCTTCAATCTTCTCTTTACTCTCCATACCGAGAATTTTGACCTTTACGGGGCCAGCGGCAGGGAATGTCTCACTCATAGTCTCTGCTTGGAATCGGATAGCTGCTTCCGCTAATACCGTAGAAGTCACGCCACAAGCGCCTTCCCAAGGAGTAGTACGCTCTTCTGTCTTAAATCCTAGTACATCTAGCCCTTTTACATAGGCGTCTGCCCATTCTTTACGGCTATCTTGGTCTGCGTCTACAAGTCCCAACAGATCGTCAGATAGCTCCTGTAGCTCCCCTTCCTCTAGCTCTTCTGCTAGATTAGAGTCAAACCCACCTTCTCCCATCTCTTCTCCGGGGATAATGGTAATTTCTACTGAACCATCGTCCAGTGTAACCATTGCAGGGTCAACGATCTCAATCTCAAGCTCTTGCTCAATGTCTTCCCCCTCTAGCTCGCTCTCGATACCCTGTGGAGCAGTGTACAACCCTTTCTCAATAGCCATTTTATTCGCCTTTAAATATTATTTGTTATATACACACCTTCAAAAGCCGCGGATGCGTGTATGTCCGCAGCGGCGGAGTTCCCAATGATTCGGAACTCTATATCTGTCTTTTCCTCAAACTTCAGGGGGTAGTCGTAGCGGATATTGACCGATGCCACATCTATGAGAAACTTTTCTTTTACCTGAAACACTTCACCATAGGATCTAGCAACTAGTGAAACTGTCGCGTACTTAGCATTTTGCGTAGTAGCTACAGTGATGTCAGTCTGCGTTACGTATAGTGTGTGCCCCGCTGGTACCGTCCACACTGACATCAAAGTCTGGTTGTTACTCGGCTTTATTTGTAGGTATGAGTTAGCCGGAGTCCCCGTGGTTACTGTACCTGTACCTGCGTGTATGGTACCTGCATTCTCGCCTCCACTACCCGCTGACGTTACGCAGGCTCTAAATATGCGAATAAACGTGTTGGTGGTATTTACTGCGGTCTGGCCGTTAAGAGTTACATCCTCTTCAATCTCTTTGTAGTCAGCGTCCAGTCCATATAAGTGTACCGTGCGTGCGCCTGTGCCCGCTGAAGTGTCGGCGGTGCTGGTACTAGACACCTTTAATACTGTCGCGGTGGGGATGTATGAGTATAGTCCGCCCCCATCCCATACGGTCTCAAGCGCATCATCCACATCTTCTACAAACCCAAACTTAAATAGGGGGTAGTGTGCCGTGATTTGTCCACGAGACACCTGTAACTCAAACGGCTCTGTGGTACCTACTCTGCTTATCGACGATGTTTCAGTTGGCATAATCCTGTCCTAGTAGTAGCCGCTGTGTCTACGCGACTTAAAATATCGTTCATCTTCTGGCTCATCGGAGGGTAATCGGATAAATCCGCCCTGACGGAACCTCATTAGTGCCATAACCGTAGTATCCACCAAGTCATCATGGCTCATAAACGGAAATCCAGCGATTTCTTCAATTACTTCTTCACCCCATCGTGTAGGGGGTACCCAACATAACCCAGACTGTACAATGTCGGAAACAGCGTTTAGGCGGGCTAATTTGTCTCCAGACCCTCTATGAGGGGTGTATTCGGACACTGGAAGGCCCATCCGACGCATTTCTTGGTACAAAGCTACGCCAGAACTCTTTTTCTCTACAATAAACGCATCAGGTTCCCAATCTTCGTACTCTTGGAAGGCCATTTCCTTCAACTCATGGAACTCCATACGCTTCTTTATACTATTTAGCAAGATAATATTATACGCTGAAGTCTCCTCATTAAGGAAGACCCCCCACGTAGTTAATGCAGTAAAGTCGGCACGGTTGTGTTTTTCGGCTGCGGCATCGAGTGTCATTATAATGTATTCACACATGGGAGCGGAGTCAGAGTCCCATATATTCCACCATTCCCGCTTCACTATAGCGGCTTCTTCGGCAGTCGGCTGTTGCTGGTACTGGGCATTCCACTGGAACACCGGCATCGACGCTTTGGTACGTTCTAGTGCCTCAAGACCAAAAAACTCAGGCCACAGGGGTTTTTCAGTGATTTCACCCGTATCATTCTCTATTTCTAGGATTGCGGGGAACTCTACAACGTCAAATTGGTCAGATTTAGGGTTATTAGTCATATCCTTGACCACACGCCCCGTCAGATCGTCCATATGCCATCTAGTCTGGATAATCGCTACAGAGCCTCCGGGCATCAATCGGGTACGAGCACCGAACGTATACCACTCATATGCCTTCTCAAACACGATAAAGTTGCCATTAATCACGTCCTGCTCCGAATGTGGGTCATCTACGAGCAATAAATGGGCACCACGGCCCGCTAGTGCCGAACCAACACCACATGCGTAATATTCGCCTCCAGCGCTAGTATTCCACCTACCAGCCGACTTAGAGTCCTTTGCGAGGGCCACAGTAGGGAAAATAGCCTTAAAAGAGGCGTCAGAGATCAAATTTCGTACTTTTCGACCGAAATCTACCGCTAAATCGGTCGTATGCGACACCATCATCACCTTTTTATCGGGATTACGGCCTAGGTACCATGCGGGGAAAAAGATGGATACAAGCTGCGATTTACCGTGTCTAGGGGGTATATTTACGCATACACGGTCTTTATCGCCCCTTTCTATCGACATTAGCATGTCTGCGAGTATTCTATGGTGCTTACCAACGATAAAATCGGGCATCATATGCTGACAAAAGGCGATTAAATCGTCATATGCGGCCTTTATGTCGGCTTTATCCGCAATTGCGTCCACTAATTTGTGTATTTCTACAACTTCATCATCATTGAACGAGTCTAAGTTGTCCAACATGTGCTGGATCTCGTCTTCCGAGAAAGTTTCACTCATGGATGGTCACATCCGACTCGGTTACCATCACTACACGCGCTCCACAACTCAAAATCGGCTTATCTGTTGTGCTTTGGAGTACTTCAGAGGGGCCATTTATAGTCACAGACCGACAATACCGGTTCTCTTTACCTGTTTTTACGGTAATTACCGGCTCATTCGTCCCATTCTTGAGGTTTGAGCGGATTTTGTGCTGATTCACGTGAATATACGTCTTAGTCATCGTCAAATAACCCCATCTCAGCGTCTACATCTATAACTTCCCCGGATATTTCTACTACATCAATAGGTTCGGCGTGTGTTTGGGGTGGATTCACCAGCTTTTCGAGCTTTTGGCGTAGTTTTTGCTTCAATTCATCGCTCGTCTGGTGGGTTACAGTGACTTCGGTCTTCTCAGCGAACAGTCCTACGTCCGAAATCTTACCTAATAGCTCTAATGCACGCAGTCTTACCTTCGGATCGGGGTTCTCCGTCTCTAAAAGTAGCTTGTTCGTGACTAGATGGCGTACATGTGTTGCGGACTGCACAACACTCTGGCCAAATTCTTTTAAAATGTTGTTCGTAAGTACCAAAGAGGCGGGTGTTAGCTCTGCGGTACGGGATTCTGTGACCTGTTTAGAGGTCTTTTCGGGGTCGTCAGCGTACGCAACCGTTATTTTGGCCGCGATGTCTTGGTCTTCTTTGTTTGGCTCTAGGTCTAGGCCATATTGCTCCAGCTCTTCGGCTGTAGCTGCTGCCGCTGCGATGCGTTTTTGCGCATCCATACGGGATTTCTTCGCAGGAACTGGGATTCCCAGCTCTGGGTCTACTTGTATCGTCATATTGTAGTCGCAGGTTGTTAAACCGGAAGGGTCTTTATAGCATACTTGTTTTTCGGAAACAAGCATATGTCTGGCATAGGAGGTATAAAGGAGGGATGTGCATAGAAAAGAGGGTTTTGTATACATGTAGGTTTAAGAAACGGTCACTATAAGGCGCAATACTCCCTAAAAAGGTAACTATATAAACCACGGCATACCATTTATGGTATAGGAAGCATCATTATGTATCATTTCCGCTCATATATGATAACTAATATAATGCACATACAAGGCGGAAGAAGTATAATGCCGCTCCATTTTTAGCCTGACCCCACTTAACTATAATCCACTGGAGTACCCTGTGTTTGAAT